TACATTTATTTCTTACGATCGTTTTCTAAAAACTGCCTCTCTTCTTATGCAGTTTCCTGCTTTACCAGTTTTCTGCTACAAATGTATAAGATTATATCAGAAAAGCTTCCTCTTTTCCCTTCTTTAAAAGAAGGCATAATAAACTTTAACTGAAAAACGATAGTGTATCGGAATGATAGTACGGGCATCAGAACGAATTGTGTAAGATAGAACGGCGGCAGAAATGTTGTTGCGGTTTGTTTATCAGCGAGTTAAACGAAAACGGGCTTTCATGAAAACACAAAACGAAATGTGACATTGCTTTACAAACACTTTACATCTAAACGTTCTAAACAAGCGCTTTTAAGACAAGATTGTTACATCACCCTATAAATATCACTTAAACGGGGCTGGAATAGGCTGTAAAGGCTTATTTCGGTCTTTTTTTATGCCTGTTTAGGTGTTTAGAAATCTGTTTAAGTCCCCATTTAGACAGGAAAAACAAGCGGTTTCAGAATCTCTCTCTTAAATGTTAAAAAAGGGGTTGGGCATACCTTTGGGCATACTAGTTGGGCATACCCTTTTTTATTCATTTTATGCAAAAATAAAAAGTTGGGCATACCTTTTTAACAGTTTCCAGACTATGTATTAGATAAGAGATTACTTTCTGTGTGTGTGATTAAGCTATTTTAGTCGTTATTTTTGTATGGATAGTATTATATATTTTCGGATTGATTACGCTGTAAAATTAACGTAAAGTACTGATTTATAGTGTCTGTTTGGGTGATAATGCGTATTTTTATGGTGAAAACGTGTGTGTGCGTGTAGAAATGATGCAGAATAGCTCAGAAGGTAGAGCAAACAGTACTGGACACCTGCTGTTGTGTCCCCGGTTCGAGTCCGGGTTCTGCCCCAATACTTTTATGGATTTGCGTTTTTATAGGTATTTAGTTTAAAGTGGACGCTCCCGGTGTAAGTCCGGGAGCATAAATCGCATGAAATAAGTAGATAAATACCTTAGTAAATTAAGAGTTCATCAGTTCGGAAATTGAGGCATACAAAAATATGCCACCTGAAATCAGTTGGCACATGAAGTGAAACTTTGTGTACTTACTCATTGATTCATGATCATGTCCTGTATGATAACTATGACAAATAGGACATTGATAAGGCCTTTGATTATCATTTAGTTTTTTTCGATAGTTTACTACGGCCCTATTAGCTTCTTCTTTTGTTGTATACCTTTTCTTTTCGCTGCCATCTGAATTATAATGTGACCTATATTGTGGCTTCCCCATTCTTGGATTATTTAACTCAGTGTATACTAAATCCCCAAAGTCAGAAATAGCCTTAATTGATGAAATCACATCTACTGCTGTATTCAAATTTATTTTTATCATCTTGTTTATGTTTGATTAAAAAAACTTCCTGATACTACCCAAAACAGCATATACTTTAAGGATCATGTTGATGGGGATTTCCTGCTCGCAGAATTCTTCGCTCTTGTTCGAAGGAATAAGCCGGACAAAACCTTCTTTCTGGCTTAACCGTATTCTCTTTACTGTGCGGTATTCTTCTGTAACAATGCCGTATATTTCTCCGGCAGGGAGATACTGAATAGGTGTCGTTACTTCACGAAGTGCGATAATGTCACCATTGCTTATCTCCGGCTCCATGGAGTGACCGGTGAGGTTACACCACACTACTCCAGGTTGATTATAGGGAGGATAATTGATGTAGAAGTCAGGATTTACCGTCTGATTATTTACAATCAAGTCAAAACCTCCGATAAAATCCACGTTAAAATAGGGTGCCCCTTCGTAAGTTTGGTTTACGGATGGTAGTTTTCTCCTTATTAGATTCTTCACGTATCATGTTGCCTTCGCCTGTAAGGAGCCAGTTGCTATTTATATTATAGGTATGGCATAATATTGCTGCCAAATCTGTACCTATATTCATGCGAAAATTCAGAATTTCTGAAAGCTTGGAGGGCTTTATTCCTAAAACTGTTGCTAAATCAGCTTTAGAAGCTATTATATCGCTATTTAATAGGTAATTTACGACATCAACAAACCTTATGTTTATCTCATCCTTTTTCATGTTTTCTGAATTTTATTTTCATTATTTCTGAATTTTATTTTGATAATTCAGAAATTCTGTATTCCTTTGTGACGTCTTCAATAAAGAAGATGGCGTAAATATAGAAAATAATCCTTAAAAACGCAAATTATGGATAATGCAAACATTCAGCAGACAACAGGTCTGCAAGTATTCTACAATGAGAATGAAAACGTAAGTGTAAGAACAAAGGTTATTGATGGAGAGCCTTGGTTTGTAGCGAAAGATGTCTGTATGATGCTTGGTATACAGAATTCCAGAGATACATTGGCTAAAGTTTTAGATGATGATGAAGCTGGGGTAGCTACTATCTACACCAGGTCTTCTAACGGAGTTGTGCAAAACAGAGAGGTTGGTATCATCAACGAATCCGGACTCTATCACCTCATCTTCATCAGCCGCAAGCCGGAAGCAAAATCTATCCGTCGCTGGGTGACTGGCACAGTACTTCCCAGCATTCGACGCACCGGAAGCTACTCGGTAAGCGGCGAGCGTCCGGAAAGCACGAAACGTCTTCCTCTTCCCAAGTTTCGTCCGTACTTCAGCCAGTGGAAAGAAAACGTGAAACCCTACATCAGCCGTGCGGAGCTTTGCCTTACAGCCGAGAAGCAGCGTGTCACGCTAGGGCATGTGCAGAAGGTGTATGCCGGAACCTCGATGAGTTATCCGGTTGCAGAATGCATCCAGTTCTTTGCCAGGAAGAACCGTCAGGAAGGGCGTACCTATGAGGAGAAGAAACCAGCTTACGAACAACTTTGCATCACGTGGGAGGAATGAAGAAGTCTGACGTAATGATTGACATCATTTCGTGGGGTCTTCCTCTTTTATGGATTCTCGAGATTTGTTTGCTTTTGATATTAGAAGGAAAATCAGGAAACCGAGAGAGAAAAGCACAAGAAGTCGAACGAAACAATACTTCAAGTCAGCTTCATTCCCAAAAGCAATCCTTATCCATTCAGAAAAAGCAACTCCAGCCAGCAAGCCTATTGAAAGAAGGAAAGCGTCGGAGTGTTTCATCACGGGAATGTAGAAACAGGCGAAAGTACCGACATAAGAAATCCCGAAACCGGAAGAAATCAGAATCTGGGTGTACCACTCTAATGATTGGAACGAAGGAAGTCCGAAATATAAAAGTGGATATACAATCAGTGTACAAGCCACAAAAGCGATAAGGGCTTTACGGTAACTTTCCGATAAAGCCAGATAAATAGATTCAAGATTCATAATCAAAATAAAGTTAGTTTGTTTAGCATCGCTACAAATGTAGCAAAACCGTTCCGGTTCGTGAGAATAGGGATGGACTTTTAACCGAATAATAACGATAAAAACAATAACGAAATGGCAGAAACAAGAAAACTCATTAAAGCAAGCCGGGAACTGAAAGAAGAAATCGCCCGGAAACTGAATGTTACAACCCGTACAGTGGATGCCGCTCTGGCATACGACACTAAAAGCCCTACAGCAAGACTTATCCGTTCGTATGCCTTGAATCACGGAGCGGAACTCTACGAGCTGAAGAAATTGGAAAACCCGTATGAGGAAGTTATTCAACTGTAATTTACAACCAACTGCATAAGTGATGAATCATTGCCATTCCGGTTCGCGAGAATAGGGATGGCTCCTAACTCAAGACCATAGAATCATGAAACGAATCAATCCTACAACTATTTATCTGCTGTTGATACTGGCAGCAGCCATACTGAACCGGCTGACAGACGGATCAATAAACCTGATTATAACAATCTGCCTTTGCCTGGCACTCATACCTGCTGCAATACGGATGGACAGAGAGGATAAAAAGGAATAAATCACATCCGGCTTGCAGAGCTTTACTATCAGAATAACAGCAAACTCTCTGACATCGGTTTCAATAGGGGTAAAAAGAGGTAAAGCGGCTGCCGTCCGGGTTCAAGTCCCGGAGCCGGACTACAATCTTAACGAATTAATCATGGAAATGTACGGAAACACATTATGCGTCAGCTTTACGGAACTTGTTCGTGGTGGCATTATCAGTAAGCCCACTTACGACAAGTATGTACGTGAAGGCAAGCTTACCCTCCTCCAGCGGGGAGGTAACGGACGCGAGGCCCTGATCGCCTACCGCTCCATGCCGGAACGGCTCCGTGCAGCATACGATGACACATTCAAGAATGCATACGAAGAAATGAAACAGCGTGAGCAGGAAAAGTACATCAACACACAGATCCGCTTCGATGCCGATGCGGTACGATTCTTCAAGGAGTTTGAGCCACGTATCGAACCTTATAGACAGTTGGAATACATCTTGAACGCTCAGGTGATGAACGAAATGGTGCGAACAGAGAAGGCACGCAGTGTGGAACATGCCAAAGGAGGCTTTGCCCGCCGTGCGGAAACATGGAGCAGTGTGCAAATCTGCTGTGAGCGTCTTCGCGAAATCACAGGTCACACACTGCCGAAGAATCCGGCACGATTGCGTGAGAAGTTCAATGCTTACAAGCGAGATGGATATGGGGTACTGGTAAGCGGTAACCTGGGCAACAGTGCCGCACGCCGCATCGGAAAGGCTGAAGGTGCTCTCTTGCTGAAGCTCCGCCGGAGCAAGTTTCCTGTCTACACAGATATGCAGCTCTTTGAAGAGTACAACCGTCAGGCAGTGATTCGCGGCTTGAAGACCATCAAGAGTCCTACCACGATGCACAGTTACTTGAATGATCCGGCGGTGATGGTGTGGTGGTATGCCGCGGTAAATGGCGAAAGGGAATTCAAGAACAAATATATGCCAACCTTCGATACGGTAATGCCGTCCATGCCGAACTCGCTGTGGTATTCAGACGGTACGAAGATAAACCTTTACTACCGTGCGTACGATGACAGACAGAAGCGATGGGTGGCACGAACAACGGATGTGTACGAAGTGATGGATGCCTGCACGGAACTGTTCCTCGGCTACTTTATCGGTGACGGCGAAAATTTCTTCGTCCAGTACATGGCATACCGTATGGCACTCCAGACATGGAAGGTAAAACCTTACGAGATAGTGACCGATAACCAGGGAGGACACAAAAAGCTGGCTTCGCAGGGATTCTTCAAGAAACTCTGTCATCTTCACAAAACCACGATGCCGCACAACGGCCAGTCAAAATCCATCGAGTCTGCTTTCGGACGGTTTCAGCAGCAGGTACTTCACAAGATGTACAACTTCACCGGTCAGAACATCACGGCAAAGAAGCTTTCCAGCCGTGCCAATGTTGACATGGTAATGGCTAACATTGATAAACTGCCCACGCTGGAGGAACTGAAACAGCAGTATGCCGACTGTCGCGAAGAATGGAACTCGATGCAGCATCCTACCAGCCCAACCGGAATGACCCGACTGGAAATGTACACCGCCATTGAGAATCCGAAAGCCCAACCGCTGGATGATTACGAAGCACACGAAATCTTCATGCTCTTCTCTCAGGCTCCGGTGCAATACACCAAGGAGGGTTTCAACTTCCGCATGAACAAGCAGGAATACAGCTACATGGTGTATGGCGATGACGGACTGGTAGACATGAACTTCCACCTTCAGAACGTAGGCCGTCAGTTCCTCTACCGATATGATCCGGAAGACATGACCCGCATCGAACTCTGGGCGGTTACTGACACGGGTGCAAAGTATGCGGCCATCGCCACACCGAAAGTCACTATCCACCGTGCAACTTTGGAACGAACCGACGAGGAAAACGCTTATCTGTTTGCGCAGCTGGAAGCCAACCGCCGCACACGTGCAGCCATGCACATCGCACAAGAGGAACTGTTTATGGAGGAAGCCATGGGCGAGGCATACACCCAGCTCCGCATTCCGCGCCCGGTTGCGGTGAGCGAAAAGCAGCTTGACGGATACCGTGAGGAAATGAAGAGAGGCACACTGGAAGCTCCGGTACAGATGCCCGACACGGACATTCCGGAAGAGCCTGTACTGGCAGACGAACCGCTGACTTTCGCATCAGCCGGTGACTGGACAAAGAAAGTATCGAACCTGACGTTTGATGAACTTGACAGCTTGGGAAAATTCTAACGATTTGATTAAACAATATTTAAATACCTATTAAGACAATGAAATTTACTACAGAAATGAAAGAACAGGTGCGTACCGCACTGATTGCCTATTGTGAAAATTATCCTACCCGTAACCGTGCGGCAGAAAGTCTGCAAAATGTCAGCTCTGCCACCGTCAGCCAGTTGTGCAACGGAAAATATGACCTGATCAGTGATGACATGTTTACCCGCATTGCGGTGCAGATAGGCTTTGCCTTCGATTCGTGGACGCTACACGAGGGAAAGACCTTCAAGGAAATCACTTTTGCGCTGAGTGACGCACAGGCATATAAGAACGTGACATGGGTGGTTGGCGATGCCGGATGCGGAAAGACTACCGCAGCTATTGAATACCGCCGCACGCACCGCAACGTGTTCTACATCCTCTGTTCGGAAGACATGCGACGCTCAGACTTTGTGCGTGAGATAGCCAAGCAGGTAGGCGCACCCACCGACACGACCAACCTCCGCGATATGCTGGAGAACGCCATCAGCATGATTTCTTTCCTGGGGAATCCGCTACTGGTATTCGATGAAGGCGACAAGCTGACCGACAGTGTGTTCAATTACTTTATCAGCATTTACAACCGTCTGGAAGGACACTCCGGCATCGTGTTTCTCAGCACCGACTACATCAAACGCCGCATGGAAGCCGGACTTCGCTACAACAAGAAAGGTTACAAGGAAATAAACAGCCGTATCGGACGCCGTTTCTTCGATGTATCTCCCACGGAACAGAATGACATATACGCCATCTGTCAGGCTAACAATCTGACCGACCGTACCGATATCGAAGAGGTGCTGAAGGATGCCAGGCGAAGCGACAACGACCTTCGCCGTGTGAAGCGATGCATCCACCGTCAGAAACGTATTATCGAAGCCCGCATAAAGAAAGGAGGAAGCAATGAATAAAGAAGACACTACCCCACCCCCACAGAAAAAGAAGTTTACTTTCGATCGCAACGCAAAAGGTGTCCGTGAGCTTCTATCCATGAAATTTGATGTAATGCAGTTTGATGGTCCCTGGTATGAAGCATTTGGCACTCCGGAACGCCGTGGAGTCTGGATCATCTGGGGAAACTCCGGAAGCGGAAAGACCAGTTTTGCCCTTCAGCTTTGCAAGTATTTGTGTCGTTTTGGGCGTGTGGCATACGACTCCATGGAGGAAGGAGCCTGTCGCACCATGCAGGATGCCATACGGCGTACAGGCATGATGGAAGTAAACAAGAGGTTTCTGCTGATTGACAATGAGAGCATGGAAGAGCTTAGCATCCGTCTTCGGCGACAGAAAAGCCCCGACATCGTGGTAATCGACTCCTTCCAGTATACCCGCATGACGTACCGCCAGTATATCGACTTCAAGGAGCAGCACAAACGGAAGCTGCTTATCTTCATCAGCCACGCAGAAGGACAACTTCCCAATGGACGCGCTGCCAAAGGAGTGATGTACGATGCCTCGCTGAAAATCTACGTGGAAGGTTTCAGAGCCTTTTCAAAGGGTCGGTTTATCGGACCCGTCGGACATTACGACATCGTGCCGGAGAAAGCCCGGCAATATCACGGAGAAGAATAATCATAAAACACACAGTCATGAAAACAATAATGAAAGAACGCTTCATAACCCCGCAGCAGATCAAGGCACTGCAAGCCCAGTTTCACAAGATGGGTTTTACCGATGAAGACCGCCACGGATTTATCAGCCAGTTCACAGCTGGTCGTACAGACAGTACTTCAGGGCTGACCAAAGGAAGAAGCCGGACTGCTACTGAGCCGCTTCAACAAGGAATCAGCCGACCGCATACGTAAGGAAGCGCGTGCCTTTGGTAAAGCAGATTATTTTTCATTGTCGTTCCGCATTTCCTGCCTGAACCGGAACTACACGAACGACACACCGGAGGATTTTGAAATGAACAAAGCTAAAATCAACCAGTTCTGTCGCACACGCAGCAAGTTCCGCAAGAACCTGACGGAAATGTCGCTGGCAGAACTAAAAGAAGTGAAACGACAGTTTGAGGCAATGGCAAGAAAGGAGGAGAAATGAGCAAAACAATCAGGAAAATAAATCGGGCAATAGAGCACTTGAAGGCTTATACAGACGCAGCGAGCCGAATACAGGTGGAAGTCCTGGAAATGAAGCGCAGCGAAACATGGGTAATTCAATCAGTATGTGCGCGACGTTCCGGAAGACGAGCGAAACGAAACCCTATTCTATGCCGCACGCGATGCAGCCCAGTTCCTCGCCGGAAAGATTGGTATCAGTTCCATCTGTCCGGATCTGGAGGACGAACCGGAAGAGGAAGAAGAAACTATTACATTGAGCCTCTCGGAATACAAGAAGCTTCTGCGCCGATTGGATCGTGTAGAAAGAAGATTAGGACTCAGGGTGGGTTCTTTGGAGAAAGCACCTAGAAAGGATATATCAGAAGCTCCCGATGACCTGATAGGTCAAGCCGATGCATGCCGGTTGATTGGATGTGGTAAAACCACTATAAAAAGATGGGCAAACAAAGGGCTGATAACAGGATATCAGAAAGGACGTAGCGTGTATTACAGCAGACGCGAGCTGATTGGTAGCCCGGTAGTGAAAGATTACAAGGACAGTAAATCAAACAAGGAATAATCATGGAACATACAATCGAACAAATCCAGAATGACATTATGAACCGCATGCAGCAGTTTGATTTCGGCGACCGTGTAACGATACTCCGTGAGCTGGAAAACTTCTGCGGACAGCAGGCAGACGAAGCTCTGAAGATGGAATATGACATGGCGGCAATGGAGGATATGAGAGATGAATAGGAAGAAATACATCGTATGGAGGATCATTTATTCTTTCCATGACAGACCGAATAAAAGCATCCGCTCATGCTGGCGAACCGACAACTTGACGGATGTAAGGAAATTGGCACAAGGGATTAATCCATAAGCAAAATACGTTTGTGTTATACAGAATTTAAATAACGATTAAAACTCAATTAAAATGGCAACAAAAAGAACCAAGAAAACAGTAATCAGCGGAGTAAGCCGCGACCAGTACGAACAGGCATTCGCCGATTTTGCGATGGCAGACGCAAAGGCTCAGGCTATCGCAGCTAAGATGGACCAGGAAATGACAAAGATCCGTGAGAAGTACGCCGACCAGCTGGCAGAACTGAACGAAACGAAAGACCGCTCTTTCGAAGTGATGCAGACCTATGCCACCGAAAACAAGGACACGCTTTTCTCTAAGAAAAAGAGTCTGGAATCGGCACACGGCATCATTGGTTTCCGCACCGGCAACCCGAAGCTGAAGAACATGAAAGGTTTCACCTGGGCAGCTGTGACAAACCTCTGCAAAGAGTTCCTTCCACAGTATATCCGCACAACCGAGGAACTGGCTAAAGACAAGCTGCTGGCCGACCGTGACATTCCTGAAATTGCGGAACAGTTCGCAAACATCGGTGTACAGGTGGTGCAGGATGAATCTTTCTACGTAGAACCCAAAAAGGAAAGCGATGCGGTCCAGACGGCCTAAATACACGTATGAACGCCGTGGTCCTCTTTGGATTGTGTATCGAAATGAATACACCCAGTCCACATGTGAAGGCACTCCCATAGCGGAGTGCCGATCCAAAGAGAAAGCACGGGATATGGTTTATGAACTTAACGGATGGGAAAAAGATGGGAAAGTACAGAATTGAAAGGAAATTTACAAAAAAACCTCTTCCTAAATATGCATTGGAAATATCGGGATACTATCACAAGAGATTTCCAATACAATCTCTTACTCAACAGCAAGCAAAGGAAGAAATGGACATAATAGAAAAGTATTTGAACAACTTTACATACATCGTTCGAAACTCTAAAAACAAACTTGGTATAACTCATAAGATAGAACGTACAGATAACCGCATCACGGTATACACGGTCTACGATAAACCCGTTATCACATTTTGGATTGAGGAGGAAAAGGAAGATGAATAAGTTATTATGTTGTAAATGTGGAATAGAAATAAACCCTAACGAAGGATATTATAATGCACCTTCAGGACCTCATTGCGTACATTGTTGGACAGGCGAAAATATTAAAAGTAGAGAAAAAGGAATATATGTCATTAAGACAGGAGCTGGTGACTACTTGAAAAAAGGATACCCAAAACTTTCATCGGATTATTCGTATGAATTATGTTTTGTGAAAGATATTAAAAAGGCAAGGAAATTCAGCAGCTTCATCAATGCTTGCAACTTCCGTAATTTATCTCCTTTCCTGAAAAAATGCGAAATCATTAAATTGGAATAGCTATGGCTGAATTAACCTTTAAGACTAACATCCGGCGTGACAAGTGGCCGCGCTGGATGAAGAAGCTGCACGAGTACATGACCCGTGTAACTCAGAACCGGGAACTGGAGCCTACCCGTGATGAATATCTTCGTCTGAAAATGATAATGGAAGGTTGTCTTAGAGAATTAAAAAATGAGGAAGCCGCACGCCGGGCTTCCGTTCGTGTATTGCTCGGAGAAGACGACGACCGGTTATCTCTCATAATAATGCGAAGCAATCTGGTAATAACATCTTATTACATCGAATAATGAACAAACGTACACAAATCATTCTTTTTACAGCCTTTTCTCTTATCATCGGTCCGCTGATTATTTTGGGCTTCATTCTGAAACTTGCGGGAAAGATGCTCGATATACTTGGCTGGCTCTGCTGGATGGAACCACGCATGGCGCGGAAAGGATGGAATGAATTAATCAGAAAAATAAAAGAATCATGGAGCACAAATTAGGAGAAACCTTCACCTGGCACGGACAAACGCTCGCGGTCGCCGAGGTGAAAGATCAGGAAGAACCTTGCAGCGGATGCTGCTTTTTTGAGCACGCCATCCCCTGCTACGGTAACGAGCTTAACTGTACGGACGATTCGAGAAGAGACCATACTAACGTAATATTTAAACAATCAACAAAAACAGAAGAATTATGATGCACAACTGGTTTACATGCAAAATCCGTTATGAGAAAACGATGGAAAACGGAATGCAGAAGAAAGTAACAGAACCCTATCTGGTAGATGCGCTCAGCTTCACCGAAGCCGAAAGCCGTATTATCGAAGAAATGACACCGTTTATCAGCGGAGAGTTTGAGGTGGCTGGAGTTGCAAAAGCTAATTACAATGAACTGTTCTCAAGTGAAGAGGAGTCTGCCTGTATCTGGTATAAGTGCAAACTCTGGTTTATTACACTGGATGAAAAGAGCGGAGCAGAAAAGCGTACTGCCAGCAACGTACTTGTACAAGCTTCCGACCTTCGCGACGCCATCAAGAAGCTGGATGAAGGTATGAAAGACACTTTGGCCGACTACGTGATAGCCTCCGTACAGGAAACCTCCATTATGGACGTGTATCCTTACAAAGCGGAACCCGATGTGAAACCCGAATTTGAAAATGCAGATAAGAGATGAATACAGAGAAGACTTATATCCATCGCCGCGTATGCCTCTGCCGCCAGTGCGGAGGAACCGGCACAGTAACCGTATATGCAGAGAAAGATGTGCGACGGGAATATCCCCAGCAGAAAGTATGTCCGCAATGCCAAGGAAGCGGACGCATCTGGCTCAGCGGAACAGTAATCAAACAGATTGAACCCTATGCAGAACCAGAACCTTAATCTGTTCAAGCCTCGCAGGGTGGCAGCGAAAGTCCATTACAGCGCAATCAATCAGTTTATGTTCGTTTGGATCAAGCACAGCCGCCCCTGCGACTTGAAGGTGCAGCGTTCGAAGCAGAACCCGGAATACCTGGGCATCTGCTTCGATGTGGAAAACAATGACACTATCGACATGATGCGTGAGCTGGAACGTGATTTGAAAATTGAAATTATTGATTTATGAAAAGAGAAGATATTAAGCAAGAAGCTCAAAATATGTGCGATAAAAGATTTTCCTACTTGCATAATAGTGCTTTTTTCGATGGTTTTGTTACCGCTGCAGAATGGAGAATCAATTCAGTTTGGCATAATGCAGATGAAGTTCCGAAAGAGAAAGGATATATACTTGTAGAGGTCAATGGAAGTCAGCCTATTTTTGTTACATGGAATATAAATGTTATTCCTACAAATTGGGATAAAATCGTAAAGGAAAACAATGTTGTCAAGTGGGCATACGTTAAGGATTTAATACCTATTATGGAGGATTAATTATGAACGCAAACGATCAAGAGAGAGTATGTAAAGCAGGATATGTCATTCTCAGAAGGATGGACACTCCAAAGCCTCACATAAAGTACAAGAGTAAGTCAAATCCAAGGTCATGGAAAAAATATGATGATTACGTAAGTAAAGCTCACCGTGATAAGGTGATGAGAGAATTACTTCAAAAAGATAATTACATTGAAGACTGACACAAAAATCCCCGACACCGAAAACCGATGCCGGGGATTGCTGTATATTATTCACCTGGTTCTCCAAGGAAATGACATATCGCTTCGTGCTGCAAGGGAGTCAGGCTTCGCTGTCCCTTATGGAAATGCAGTTCCGTAAGCCGTTGCTGTAAGTCTTCGTTCAACACTATCCAGCGGCGAAGCTGCGCTACGGCACTCCGGGTACTGGATTTAGGGAAATATTGCTGAGCCAGGTCTGTAAGGTATATCGCTTTCATATAGGTAAAGATACGAATTATTTTTTGACTGCAAAAATTACCCTGCGGTAAACGTCCTGTTTCCGCAGGGTAATAGATCATTTTTTCCGGCGGTAAATTATTCGCCTTCCAGCTCCTTATACGATTTTACCTTCTTAAACTGAAGGTTCTCCAGTGCCAGCGTGCTTTGCAGTCCCAATCCCGGACGGAACTGAAGATGAACCTGACGGATGTAACTTTCGTTGAAGTCTTCCGACGTTTCCGAACCGTTGCTGCGTATCTGAGCCTGGAATGTTCCAAGATTCTCCAGTTTTACGATTTCTCCTTTGGCGATGTGGCGGTTTATCTGCTTGATCAGCGCACGGATCACGTTCAGCACGTCACCGTCGGCAAGGTCGTACTGTAGGCGATATCATCCGCCAGCTCGTTGATTTCGACTGTTCCGCTCGCCTGTGCCTTGGCGTATACTTCGCAGTGCTTCCACTATCTCCCGGCTTCTTGTAAGCCGCAATAGAATAGTTGATAGCCATGTGTCTGTCATTTTTTAAATGTTTGTAAAAATGTGGTTAACTTGTCTAGACAGTGTAAATCTACGGCAGGGAAACGAGGATGCGTTGAACAAGTTGACACAGTGTGTAAAAAGATGAAGTAACGTGCTGAATTTTGTGCGTTTTTTCGTATTTTTGTGTATCAAAATACACAAGACAATGGCACGAGGAAGGGATACGGAACTGATTACGCTGAGAAATGAAGAGCTGCTTCGCAGGTATTACTACTGGACGGAGATAAGACGTCTGCGCTTTGACGACACCTTCCATCAGCTTTCTACCAAGGAATTTTTCATCAGTGAGGAAAGAATACGTACCATCGTGAACCAGAATTACGAATTTCTTCAGGAGCTGGACCGTGAATACCGATCGGGAAAGAACACAGAAAACAAGCCGCCCATGCCTCCCAAAAGGAAGCGCGGACGGCAAGCAGGTGTGAAATACGGCAAGCGTGTGTCTGTCATATCTGAGTAGCTTCTTCTATCATGCGGCACTCATAGTTCAATTCATATACTTTTATTCCCTTTGTCATCGTCTGATTGCGGCTGGTCTTACGGTCGAGCGGTGAAGATGAATGCATAGGCATCCATCCCTGAAGCAGGGAATGAAGCTCATGCACCTTATCCGCGCGTTCCTGAGCCTTGTCGGCTGTTCCGCTGGTAAAATGCGTATCGTCGTAACAGTCTATTATCAGTTTCACGTTGACGGTTACCGTGCCCGACTGCACTTTACCGAAAGCTCCTCCCATGGAAGTCCACGAAGTATCCGGTATGTCTATCAGAACAAGAGGGAATGTAAGCGGATAGGTGTCGGAGTCTTCGTCGTCCCGGTAAAGCATTTCAAGCTGTCCGTAGTCTTCGTCTACGTTTCTGTCGAGCCATTCAATCTTGTCTGCCACAAGCTGCTGTATCTGGTTGAATAAAGTTTCCATATAATTCAATGAATAATTAATAGTTAATAATTAAAATCACTTCAGGCTTCCGAGTCTTGTTTCCATTACTTTGAGCAGTTCCTTTTCGGCTTCTTCCTGTAGCTTTTCGGTCAGTTCCTTGCTTTGTCCGAGGAACCTTCGCTGTGGTATTTGTGCGGTTACGTTGAGCCTTGACTTTTTGCTCAGGGCAATAGCTTTCCACATACGGGCTTCAGGAGGTGCAGAAGCGTCTTTCTTCTTTCGGGTTTTCGAGGAAGTTCCACGCCGTATGCCTGCCGCTTTGAAATACCGTGCCCATGCCATTTTCCGGAGCTTTGGCGTAATTCGTGGATGGGTGCTGATGGTTCCTCCTTCATTGTGTATTGCGGCGTATTCTACGGGGTTAAATATGGTCACTTTCCCTTTTTCCGTTCGAAAGTTATTGGCTCCCATAAGTCTCTTTCGTCCGCTAAGCAGAGGGCCGTAACGGTCGGAAGCTTTCTTGCTTCCCGACTGCTGCCTTCGGGTCGGCTTCCATGGCTGGAGTCCACCGTTTCGGAAACCGCCGTCACGGAAGTTCTGGCGTGTATGGTTTACGGCCAGCACTCCCGCTTTCCGTGGAAGCGTGTCGCTGATGGTTTTCTGCAAGTCTTGCTCCAGCAGTTTCAGCGTCTTTTTCAAGTCAGTTGTTTTCATCGTTTAAATATCTTTTAAGCAATTTCTGAACAGCTTCATCGGCACCCGGATAGGCATTCTCGTAGTAAGGATGCTTCCGGCTGAAAAGTTTAGAGTCCAGTCCGGGGTTGTTTTCCAGTCCGGGCGAAGGCTCATAGTCTGCCACTGGAACTCCCTGCGTAACCGGGTCGTCAGTCTGTTCCAGGTCGCATTTACAGTTCCACCGGTCGCCTGGATGATGACGCTGCCAAAATGTGGAGGTGACAGGAAGGGTAAGACTGATACTCCAGTATTCACGGTGCGCAGGGTCGGGTTCGGCACTTGTAGTAGGAAGCCATCGCAGGTTAGGAAGTATGTCGGCATTCCGTTCAAAACCTTTCCAGTCTGCTGCCTGACGGGCACGAAGTACGGCTGTGTCGTATTCCGTCTGCAACCATGCGTTGTTGTAAGTGCCGATAATTGATTCCACATCTTCCTGAAATCGACGGAACTCTTTCAGCTTACCGTCTTCATCGAGAAGCTGTGAGGCGATGTCGTTCTGCATGCGGTGTGTGCGGAATGCGGCAAACACGTCGGTATCTTCTTTTAGTGCCTGACGGAAAAGGGTGTCGGCATCATCTACATTCTCTATGGGGTATCCTTCCTGAAGGGCACGTTCAAAGGTGTCGCGTGCAGCCTCATACAGTTCCGGATAGATGTCTTCCTCTACATTGAACGTTTTCGCGTAAATGTCGGCCAGCAGACTGGCCATCAGTTCCGGAGTGAATGAGGCGGAAACGGATGCTTCATTCCTGGGATGAGCATGATGACAGCAGGAACAAGTCTGTCCGTACAGCTCATTCATTACCATCTTAAAGCCCCGTTTTTCGGGGCGCGGACGAAAAAACGGCGGATGTGGTTGTAGAATCGGGTTAAATAGTTTTTACTTTCAGTTTGAGAATCGTTTAAATCCTTCCGTTTCTCTTCTTTTCTTTGTGCCGTTTTGCCGTCAGGGGTGTTGTCCGTATCAGTTACTACGGCATTCCGTTTTTCCTGCTGTTCGGCTTTCAGCTGGTCGTAATTCTCAGGCTTGGGTATTCCGGTAAGTTCATAGAACGTTTCGTCGGATACGGGTGTGCCTGCGTTTCGCATCTTGGTTATCACGTCGGCAATGACCGTGATGTTTGTTTCTTTCGGTTCTACGTACACGAATTCTCCTCCGCGTGTGTTGTATCCCATGCTTTCGAAGATGTCCGTCATATCGTAGTTCAGCACGTTCAGGATAAGCTGGCGGTCGGATTCATTGATTCGCTTTTCTCCTTTCTCCTGCACGGTTCCCAGCGACTGGGTGCCACGTTCGGAGGCTTCTGTGGTAAGCGTATTGCCAAGGAATATCTTGCTTATCTCATTGTTGCAACGCTCATACAGCTTGTCGTACAGGTCGGACGAACCGCTTTTTCCGGCACTTTCCAGAAGCTTCAGCTCACTGCCTTTCGGGTGGATAAAGCATGCGGCTGCTCCCTGCTCATTCATGTCGTCAAGAATTTGCAGGCGTGCCTCTTCATCTTCCGCATCGTAGGTATATTCGCGGATGGGCATTCCGAATATTTCGCAGAACTGTGCCCAGTCGGCCATATCGTTACGTTTGAAAATGACGTAGGGTGCAGCGTTGGCCAGTTTTCCCAATGCACGCGGCTTGCCCACAAAAAGCACATCGCGGAAGTCTGTCCAGGGAGTTCCGGTAATTTCGCCCTGACGGTGAAGGATAAGACCTCGAACGGGGTCGACGTTCTTCCTGGGTATCAGTTCGTAATTAATCCATCCGCTTTTGTCGCGGTAGAACTGGAAAAGAGAGAATCCCCAGAACACGGAGTCTACCAGATCTTCGATGAAATGGAAAAACCAGGGTGAACGCAGCATCACGTTGATTTCCTCGTCAGGTTTCCCGTTACGACGGAACTCTATCTGAATGTTTCTTGCCGAAGCGATTCGCTTGTCGCGCACACTGCTCAGGTGTCCGTCAATCAGGATGTCTTCGTACATGTCGTACAGGCGTACGCGGTTGGTAAAGTCTACGTTTTCGGCCCCGCGTATGCCGCTCATGTATTTCTGCATGTCGAGGAAAAAACGCTGCGGCTGCGTGATGATGACCGTTCGTGCCGGACTTCCCTGCGGATCGATGTTTCCGCCTATGGTTATTTTTTTCTTCTTGCTCATATCAGTATCGGGTGTTTCTTCGTGGATAACTTCGCATCTGGAATGCGGAATTTAACTTAGTGGAATCTTCGTCGAGTGCCGGCAGTCCTTCCACGCTTATCTCAAATTTTGACACGCCTTTCAGCCATTCCAGGCTTCGCTCGTAACGGTCTATCCGTATCTTGGAAATCTTCTGCGGATTGTGTATGCAGAATACGTGATACAGCGTGATGTCTTTGGCGTACATCAGTACAAGCGGATGGCGTTCGGAACCGGTAGCTGCAAAAATCTTGTCGCAGTCAAACCGTGAAGACAGGTATCCGCGCATTTCGGCTATGGCCTGGTCTTCGCATACTTCAAGAAGTGATTCGTCTTCACGTATGAGCGCATCGAGTATTTCACGGTGTATAGATGCGTCGTAATCTTCCGGGTTAATAAACTGGCTCATGTTCTGTATTTGTTTTTTTGCCGGATGGTGGTCCGGCTTACGGTTATTGTTTTTTGTAAGGATGCATTCTTTCGGTCGATGGCTCGGTTTCCTCCCTGTATGCAGTCGGGACCGTCGGCAGGATAAGGAAGCGTCATTTCAAAGAGGTCGAACTGGTTTATCAGTTCTTTCATGTGCGGATTGTCTTTTTCTGCTTCATTGAATATCAGCATACCTTCACGGTCCAGCGGTTCCAGATCGGCTTCTATACGGGTAGCCTTGTCGGTCTTCTTGTCTTCATCCGGCTTGATGGAAAGCTGTTCGTTCCTCTTTCTGCGGATTCGTGCCAGGTGGCGTTTCAGCACCTGCTGGAAAAACGGGTCCTGAAGCTTGTTGTTCTCTACCATGCAGTAAAGGTTGGTCTTTCCGCCTACATATTCATTCAACAGGAAGAACCAGTTGATGAATTCTTCGTTTGTGGTATGATCCAAAAAACCTTTAATGACATAAAGCACGCCCTGAAGTTTGCCAAGCAGCCATACAGCTTTGAAGCTGGCACCTTTTTTCTTGCTTTCGCCCGGAGCAGGGTCACCATACGCCATGAGGAATTTGAATTTACGAAGAGGAGGAACCTTTCCGAAAGCCAGCTTGGTAAATACGCTTCCACCGGTGAGCGGGTTGTTGAAATACTCCTTCTGCTGTGCCTTTGTGCTGATTTTGGCCAGCACCTGGTCTATCTGTTCCTCATTGTTCTTGGCCGGCCAGGTGGAATGTCCTTCCTTGTCGCGTATGTTAATCACGTCCCAGTGGTCGGCCTGTTTTCCGGCACGAGTAATGCAGCAGTCGCGTGCAATGATGTTTCCGCAGAAGATTATCAGTGTGGGTATGGCCGTATCACGTGTTCCGTACAATGCTTCTTCCCACCATCCCCACATCTTGTTTACCGTGTCAGGATTACGGCATGCTTCGTCCGTATCGAAGTCATCCACCAGCAGCACATCGGGTCGGTCGGCTTCGTTACGGCTACCACGAGGAGCACTTCCTGCACCTACGGCACGAAACGCACATCCTCCTTTTGTAATGAATTCCTCTTCACTCCAGTTTCCAAGGTTCAGCTGTGTGCCGTAATAAGCCTTGATAAGTCCGTTCCGTTCAAACTGCTTCCGGTATGGGTCAAGCAGACGGACGGCACTGTCTTTCGTGGCCGATGCCATGATGACATTCCGTTTTCTTCCCGTAAGCACCAGGAACATGACAATGAACATCACGCAGGTACTCTTGGCAAGCGAACGTGCCCACGAAAGCACTTCAAACCATTCATCGTGTTCAATGCACCGCATGATGGCCTTAATCTGGAACGGGGCAAAGTCGAACTTGCAGAACTCCGGGAAGAAGAAACGTATCCACTCCAGCGGACGCTTTTCGAGCCATGCCTTGTGCCGTTCTATTTCGGCCCGGCTCTTGTTTACTATTACGACTCCTTTCCGGAGAGAATCCTGCTTGTAATCTTCCCAGATACGGAGTGCTTCTCTGTCCTGCTGTTTCATAGGTTATCCTTAATGAACTGGTCAAACAATCGGATAAACGTCTTTGTCATATCCGAGTCCTGCGGGCGAAGCCAGTCGGAAAACCGCATTCCCACACTGATAATGTCACTGATTTCCACATCGCTTTCCAGTTTCTTGATGGTGGCTGCCAGTTTTCCCAGCGTATCGGCTTCAGACGGAGTGGCATAGCGCTTTCCTTCTTCACGGCTCTGTATAGCCTTGTTTATTTCGGCTACTTGCCGGTGAAGTGCAGAAATCTGCTGTTCGCGTGTCAGCGTCATGCCAATCTTCATCTCCTCCCATTTTTCCGAGTTGATCCATCGGGAAAGAGTCTGTCGTGAAACGCCTGTCTTTTCTGCTATTTCCTGCTGAGTAAGGTTCTCTTTCAGGTATAGCATGCGTGCGTATTCCTTTTTTTGCGTGTTTGTCAATTCTGCCATGTCTTTTATATCTTATTTGTGTTTTGCAAATTTCGTCCATAAATATATCATTCACAACACTTTATTTTTATCATGCTCTTTATAAACCGCATGATAACGTTTTAAGGGTGTGTCATAAAAATGCCGTCTTGACAGTCCTTTTTTTTCTTCCCAATTTTGCATCAAAACACAATAAAAGCAAAATGAACAAACGATTTTTCAATATGATACCTTCGCCCGATGTGGCGTGTATTCTTCTGTATGGAGAAGTAGGCGACAAGTGGGACGGCGTGACTGATGCGGACATTGTTCGTGAGCTTCGAGACTATGAATCATTGTACGGTAAGATTGATGTGCGCATCAACAGCATTGGGGGAAGCGTATATGCCGGAATCGCAATCTTCAACGCGCTTCGTGAAAGTAAGGCAGATATTACCATTTATGTTGACGGTGTGGCTGCCAGCATTGCAAGCGTGATTGCCATGTGCGGAAAGCCAGTGTACATGAGCCAGTACGCACGTCTGATGATTCACAATGTGCAGGGAGGATGCTGGGGTAACAAGGATGAGCTGAAGCAGACCATGGAACACATTGAGCAGCTGGAGGAGACACTGGCAGACATCTATTCTTCGAAGACCGGAACGGACCGCGAAGAAATCAAGAAGACTTACTTCGACGGTAAAGACCACTGGCTTACGGCGAAGGAAGCGAAGGATATGGGATTCGTGGACGGAATCTATGACGTGGAAGAAGCAGAACGTCAGGATGTGGAAAGTCCAGACAACGTGTACAAACTCTTTATGAACAGAATGAAAAACAACCCATTAAACAACGATAAAGCAATGTTTGACGAACTGAAGAAACGTCCCTTGTTTGCCAACTGTGCAGATTCTGCCTCTGCGCTGGCCGTAATCGGGACACTGGAAAACAAAGCAGGGAAGTATGACACCCTGAAGGCGGAGAACGACACACTGCGACAGAAGCTAAAAGGTTTTGAGGATGCGGCTGCGAAAACACGTAGGAAAGAAATCGACACAATGCTGGAAAACGCGGTAAAAGAGGAACGTATCCGTCCGGCAGACAAGGATACATATCGTACCTTGCTGGAGAAGGACTTTGAAAATGCATCGAAGATCCTGGAAGGTCTGCCCCGGAAAAAGATGATTTCCGACGGACTGGACAAGAAAGATCCAGAAAACAAAGGTGCATGGGAGAAGGAACAGGAAAACATCCGTGAAAGACGTTACGGAAAGAAGAAGTAAATAACAATTAATCAACACAAAACATGGCAATTCAAATTCAAAACACAGCCTATGACGGTGAGGTTCTCGAAAGACTGCTCACCAAGGCGGCTACCGGAAACGAACTTGTACAGAAAGGACTGATCAAGCTTGTTCCGAATATCCGCAAGAAATACTCCATTCCCCGACTGAAGACGGGAACCATGTTGCAGAAGCGCAAGGAAATGCCTGAATCGAAGGATTCTAAGGGTGATTTCAATTATTCTGAAAAAGCTCTTATTCCGCATGACTTTATGGCATATACGGAATTTAACCCGCGAGCTTTTGAGGAAATCTGGCGCAAGTATCAGCCGAAAGGAAACATGGTGTTCGACCAGCTTCCTCCTGAAGTGCAGAACCAGTTGCTGGATGCGATGTCCCGTCAGGTTAACTTCGAGCTGGGGTACCACTTCGTAAACGGTATCTATAAAGACGATGACGAAGACGATGATCATCTGTTCAACGGTATCCTGACTCAGATTATGGCCGACAGTGAAGTGATTCACGTGAAGTCTTCTTCTGCTGAGTCAATGATTACCCGTTTGCAGAAAGTGCGCAAGGCTACTCCTCAGGTGCTCCGCAACAACCCGAATTTTGTTTATATGATGTCTGTAGACGATGCAGACCGTTACGATGACGAACTGACACAACGTGATGCGAAAGGTGCCAACTGGACGGATACGAACGCCGTACGCTTTAAAGGAACAAACATTGTTCCGCTGGCTGCCATTCCGGACGGTGTGATTATCGGTACCGTAGCCACTCCGGATGAAGACTCCAATACTTGGGGTGCAGTGAACCTGGTAGATGATTTTAACGTGATTCAGATTGACAAGGTAACCAATGCGGGTGAGAAGTATTTCTTCAAGATGCTTATGATGGCAGATACCAACGTGGCTTTCGGCGAAGAAGTGGTATTGCTGGATGTGCGTGAAGCTGCTACTGTATCGGCTTCAGGAACCAGCATTACGCTGACAGCTCAGGCAAGCAAGGTTTCTCTTGATCCGGATTCAGACAGTAAGGCATATACTATTTCAGGAGATGACATTCTGATGGGTGCCATGCTGGAAATCACGAATACTCATGCAAGCAACAAACTTACGGTCAACTCGATTGAAGTTGCTGCTGGTGCTACCAAGAAAATCTACTACAGCGGGAAGTCCTGGTTTGACGCCAAAGAAGTAGACGTAAAGATTACGCAGGTATCTCCTCAGCAAGTGCAAGTAGTGGGCACCGTGGAAACGACAACCAAAGAGCAGGCATAAGGAGGAATGAGGTATGAAACACTTTACAATGGGTGAACTTTGTGCTAGTACCACCGCCGACGCTCATGGAATCAAGAATACACCGCCTCTTCAGGAGGCGGGTAATCTGAAAGCCCTTGCCGACAATGTGCTTGACCCTCTTCGTGAATGGTACGGAAAACCTATTACCGTTAATTCAGGGTACCGTTGTCCGCAACTGAACCGGCTGGTAGGAGGTGCGGCAAGCAGCCAGCATCTGAAAGGAGAAGCTGCCGACATTACAGCAGGAAGCAAGGAAGAAAACCGTAAGCTCTTTGATTACATCAAAAGCCATCTTCTTTTTGACCAGCTGATCGATGAAAAGAATTATTCCTGGGTGCATGTGTCTTACAAGCGCAACGGAAACAACAGAAAACAGATTTTAAAACTTTAAAGCACAACAAAATGAAACGGATTATCTTATTTTTCTGCCTGTGTCTGATTACACTGGCTTCATTTGCGCAGACCGTACTTCCGGCTGCTGAATCTGAAACATCGTTCCTTATCGACTTAGGAAGCTTTACCGGAATCGTAGCCCTGATTTCTACGTTAGTGACACAAATTATGAAAATTATTCCGGCTATTTCCGCAAGCAAGCTGGCAAAGATTCTGGTTTCATGCGGTGTGGGCATGGTAGTCTGTATCCTTGCCTGGCTGTTGCAACTCACTCCGTTACTTACAGGCTATATCTGGTGGCAGGTGCTGATTTACGGACTGGCGGCGGGACTCAGCGGATGCGGATTCTATGATGTGATTAAGGCTATCGGAGCATTGTTTAAAAAAGAGTAGAGCATTATGGATTGGACCCTGTTACAGTCACTATGGGACTGGCTTCTTCCTGCCGGATGGCTGGCTACTGCCATTGCCTGGTGGCGTGACAGGAAGGTGTATCAAGTCCGTGCGGTAAAGGAAACTGAAGGCACCTACAAGACTCTTTACGATGATCTGAGTGCCACGGTACGCGAATTAAGCAAACAACTGAGAAAACAAAACGAACGGAATATCAATCATGAAACGGCTTTACGAAAACTGCATACTTGCAAGTATGCTGACCGCTGTCCTGTCATTATCTTCTTGCGCCAGCAGCAGAAAGGCCAGCTCGGGAACCGTCCGCTCGGACAGCCTCCGAACGAGCGTAACCGAGCAAACAACTTACGAGCCGGTCCCGAAGAGGACGGCGACCTGCTCGGTGAGTGCGGAGCAGTGGCTGAACCTGAGTAAACTTCCTGCCGGATTCGGGCTGAGCTATCGGAACGACGGTCTGAGTATTGACATACAGGCAGACGGAGAAGGTGGCGTGAACGTCACGGCTACAGCCGACAGTACAGGAAGACAGGTAACCGTAACACGTACGGAAACCAACCACCGCATACGCGATGAAACTGTGAGCAATGAAGTGAAGGAAACACGCCCCGGAGCGCAGGGATGGCTGACAGGAACAGCCTTGACCCTGCTGGGGATTTTCCTTATTTGGCAACTGATTAAATACTATTTAAGCAAACATTAAAACGACAAAATTATGGATAAAAGCAACGGACTGATGTATGGTGTGGCAGCCGTAAAGTTTAAGACATCGGAAGGCGAAGAAAAGACGTTGGGCTGGCTGGATGAAAACGGGATGCAGCCGGCAGGAAATGCTCCTACCTTTATGGATGTGATGGCTGCACAGGTAACAGACGGACCGGTAGACAGCATCATGACCAATCCGGGAAGCGATGCGTTCACTATGAACCTTATCAAGCTGGATGCCCAAAGCATGGTCGATGTATTCGGTGGCAAGAAAGAAGCGGATGATTCTTATACTCCTCCGGTCAAATTTGTAGCAAACGGTGTGCTGACAATATCCATGCATTCCGGACACAGCTTCCGCATATTTAATGCCCGTCTGAGCCGTAATGGCTTCCAGAACGGAATCAATATGCAGAATGTGCTGGCAATGGGTATCCGCGTAGATATGTTGAAACCTACGGACGGAAAAGAAAGACGTTACCGTACTTATCCTCCTGGAGTAACCCCGGACGAAAGTGACTCAACCGCAGACGCAGCAGGATAAGTATGAAGGCACAGGATATAGAACTGCTGGCAGGCATCTCCCTCAGTGACGGGGGAATCAGCCTGCCGCTTCATACGGTACTGAGGAAACGTCCATTCCGCATCACGATGAAGACACCTACAACCCGCAGCCTGATACGAATCAGCAAGCGTTATCTCCGAATCGGCGTTACTCCTGAAGAATATGACGGCTACAATTTGGACCAGCTAATCCGCTTTGTCTTCCTGCATGGAAAGGACATCAGCCGGATGGTGGCATACGGAATTGTGCGAGGTCCTGTACTGGGAAGGTTACTTAACCGCCCGGTGGCATGGATGCTTCGGGAACTGATGACACCCGACGAACTTTCCTCCGCCTGGCGTCAGATACTGAGCAGCACATCTACCACGTCTTTCGGGATTATTATCGCATCGGCAGCAGCCCTGAACAAGATGCAGCCCTTAGCGAGCCGGAACGAGAGCGCAAACGAAACGAGGAGTTAAAGAAGGGACATACGGAACCTTCGCATAGCCTTTTCGGCGTGATAGGTCAGATAGCTACTGAAACAGGATGGAGCCTTGACTACATTCTGGACAAGGTAAATGTAGTTACTCTGCAAATGATTTTGGCAGACATGCCGCACTGGGTTCCTCCGCAGAATCCGGACATGATGCAGCAGATCAGGGAAATGGAGGAACGGGAGAAACAAAGGAACAGTCACAGACAAACAGATAACACGAACACGACAAAGGGAATGAACCCGATGGAGTTCTTTACAAAATACGCAGTAAAAGATTAAGGATATGGCAGTACCTGTACAGCTCGAAATATTCATGAAAGACCTTACCAAGGCCGGACTACAGAGCGTTGGTAAGAATGTGGATGATGTGGAAAATCAGACTCAGAAGCTGATTGACGCATTGAAACTGGTACGTGCCGAGCAGATTAAACAGCTTGAAGCGAACAAGCAAGCCGGAAAAAATCTACACTCAGGAGGCTGCAAACGTGCAGGCTTTGACCGGCCAGATTAATGGATTGAAAGCCGGTCTGAAAGACTTGCAGAAAACAAAAGAGGATGTCGCAAAAACACCTTCAATCGACATCGACACAGAAGCTGTTACCCGTAAGACAAACAACCTGAAGATGCAGTTCAGCCAGGTAGCAAGAGAACTTCCTTCGCTTGCCATGGGGCCGCAAATGTTTATACTGGCAATTTTTCCAACAATCTTCCGATGCTGGCAGATGCCATTTGCCGATGTGCGCAAACAGAACGAACTTCTGGCCGCATCCGGACAAAAGGGTGTGCCGGTATGGAAACAGCTGGCCAGTTCTTTGTTCAGCACCCAGACAGCACTTGTGGCCGCCATTTCACTGGGTATTGTGTTTGCAAAGGATATTGCAAACTGGGTAAAAGAGCTTATCAACGGGAAAAAAGCTATTGACAACAATAAGGAGGCTTTGGAAAATTATAAAAAGGCCATGCTTGATTCTCAGCAGGCAGCACAGGAAGAGATTGTACAACTGAACTTACTTTATCAGGCTGCTGTAGACAGTTCCAAAGGTATGAATGAACGTATTTCAGCAGTAAAGGAGCTGAAAAAAGAATTTCCTCAATACTTCAAGAATCTTAGTGATGAAGAGGTGTTAGTGGGAAAAGCTGCTGACAAATACAATGAACTTGCAACAGCTATTATGGCTTCAGCAAAAGCGCAAGCTGCAAAAGAGACACTGATTAAGAACAGTAAGGAAATACTGGATCTTGAATCAAAAATAACGGAAGAATACAAAAAACAAGAACTTAACGAGGTTAAAAGAACGGAGGCTGTAGGCAAGTTGAAGGAAGGACAAAATAGAACATTCCTTCCTGTAAGCAATGATGTAATTGATGCTGTAAACCGAGATTATGACAGATTCTTCAATCAGAGCGAAGAAAAGATTACTGAATGGAGAAAGAAAATATATGATTTGACCAAGTTTAATAAAAGCTTGGTAGATCAGGTAAACATAGAAGACCTTCTTTTCGAGTCAGATGGAGGAGATAATACAAATAAAAAAGGAAAAAACGATTATGCTTCCCAGCTGGCGGATGCACGCGTAAAAGCTCAGCAGACTACAGAGAAACTCCGTATTCAGATCATGCAGGAAGGTATAGCCAAACGAAAGGCTTTGGCAAAACAGGAGTATGATGAACAGCTTGCCGACATCGACAAGCAGGAACGGGACACAATCGATAAAATGGATAAGGCACGAAAGCAAGGTGACAACATCCCACAGAGCCAATATGATGATGTAAAGAATAAGGCAAAAACAAACCGCATATTAGCAGAGCAAGTATATAATGAACAGATATTTCAGATCGAGCAGGAATATCGCAACAAGTCTTCGCAGGCTCTTATAGACTATTATGAAGAATACGGCACATATCAGGAAAAGCGCCTGGCAATCGCACAGGACTATGCACGTAAGATAGCGGCAGCGGAAACTGAAGGTGAGCGTCTGTATCTTGGAGAAGAACGGGATAAAAAGATTCAGTCACTCGATTATGAGGAACTGAAGAAAGGAATGGATTGGGATAAAATCTTCGGTGATCTGGATAAAGTATCGACAGATACCTTGGAAAACCTTCGTGAGAAGCTGAAACAATACCTGGAGGGAATAGGTGAAGATATCAGTCCGGAATCGTTTAAAGAAGTCATGGATGCCTTCAAGGACATTGATTCCGAGCTGGCAGACCGCTCCCCGTTCGAAGCAATGAAGAAAGGCTACGAGGACTACATGTCTGCCATGCAAGAAGTGCGTGCGGCAGAAAATCTGCTGCAACAAACTCAGATGGGCGGGAATGTCATCGTGGAAGAATATGATGAAGCGACCGGTGAAGTCACCCGCAAGCTGATTACACAGGCAGAAGCGGAAGAAAGATTGCGCAATGCTCAGGATAAAAGAACGGCTGCTCAGAAAACGCTAACACAGGCTGCCAATTCTATCGGTCAGAAAGGAGAAGCTGTCGTCAGCGCCGGAAATGATATCGTAGATATGCTTGAATCGCTCGGTGTGGAAGTTCCGGAAGCGATGAAGGGGGTACTGACAGGTTTAGGAACGGTCATGTCCTCGCTGGCAAGTATTGATCTGACAAAACCGTTCTCTATTCTTACCGGAATAACAGGAACACTGAAAGGTATCGGACAGACAATAGGAGGATTATTCGGCCTCAGTGAAGGTAGTACGGCGCGATATGAGGAGCTGAAAGCTGTGCTCGAAGAAATGAATGAGATATACGACAAAATCTTGTCGAAACAGAAAGATATGATATCGTTTGGTGGAGGTTTCGCTGCGATCAATGCGGCAAGCGAAGCCATGGATACACTGAACAGGCAAATTGATAATTACAGACAGTTGGCTCAGGCTGCCGGAGAAGCAGGAAGCGGTGCATTCAAGCATTCGTATGCATATCGTAGCAATGAAAGTATAGGAGCATCAGGATTTCAACAGATAAGTGATTTGCTTGGCAAGGATATTCGTGCCGTACAGGACTTGTACAGCTTATCCGGAGATGAGCTTTTCGAAATAATGAGCAAACTCCCTGATATCTGGTATAAGGTAAACGGTAATATCCGGCAATATCTGGAACAGATTGCAGAGGCTAAGGATGAAACCGGAGAGATAGCAGATATGCTGAATGAAGCTCTTACTGGTGTGACCCGGGATAGTTTCTATAATGATTTTATCGATGGTCTGGCAGACATGTCAATGTCCTGGGAAGATATGTGTGACAATTTTGAAACTCAATTGAGAAAGTCTATCCTGGCAGGTTTGGTATCGAGCGAATATCAGCAGCGAATACAGGACTTGTATAACAAATGGTCTGAGGCAGCTAAATCCGACGGGGAAATATCGGAAAAGGAAGCCGAACAATTGCGGAACGAATATCAGCAGATTGTACAGGACCTGATGAAACAGCGTGACGAAATGGCTGAAGCATTCGGCTGGGAAAGCTCATCCTCCGGTAGTAGCCAGTCGCCCAGCAGCGGTGCGCTGACTACCATGAGTCAGGACAGCATATCTACCTTTGAGGCAATAGGAAGAAACATGCAGACGCATCTGGCCAATACAGACAAATTCGTACAGGAAATCCGTAACACACAGAAGCTGGATAGCCAGACGCTTGCAACCATAGCATCTCATACGGCATACATTGTGCTGATATACGACTTGATGGAAGACTTGAAGTTGAACGGAATACAGTTGAAATAATATGAACTTGACAGGATACCTTACAATCAACGAAACAGACGTATGGACGGAATACGGTGCGTTCCTTGGAGAAACGGAAGCGGGAGGTCACGTGAACATGGACGCTTTGCTCCGTATGCCCAAGGCGAAGGACATTACCACAGTAGATTTCCGGGAACGGAACGGAGTGGAGCTTCCTCAGAACCCGAACGTGAAGCTGAACAGCATCGAACGTACCTTGCAGTTCTGGCTTCGTGGAAGCTCCGCAGACGACCGACTGGAGAAATACCAGCGTATGATGACGCTGATTACGTCCGGAATGCTTGCTATTGCCGTAAAGAATTACCGAACCTACAATATGGTATATCAGGATATGCCGGCAGAACCGGACTGGTACGAAAGCTACGAAGGCAACCGTTTCTATGTGCTGTTCTCCGTAAAGTTTCTGGAGCCGCAGCCATCCGTTTAGGAATCGATTAAACACAGATTAAATGACGATAAAATGGAACTGAAAATATACGATAAAGCAAATAACCTTCGACTGACAGTCAGCCCGAACACTTCTTCTTCTGTCACGGAAGAAATAGGTGGAGAATGCAGCGTATCTGCGTCGTTCACCCATACCGAATACGTGCCGCTGGATGTGGATGACTACATCGAGCTGGAAAGCGTGCGTTATAAAGTAAAATCCCGTTATCGTCCGAAACAAAAGAACACACAGACTTACGAATACAGCGTGAAATTCTATGCTCCGATACACGATGCTGAAGACACGCTGATGCTGTTTCAGGAAGGAGGAACTACTTCTGAATTCAGTTACGACGGTGGTCCGCGCGAACACCTGCAATTGTGGATTGACAACATGAACCGCCGTGCCGGTGGAAATCTGTGGAGCATCGGAACAGTGATTACCGCAGATAACAAGACTATTGATTATCGGAATGTGAAGTGCTGGGATGCGGCTTTCGGCAGCAACGGCATCGCCGCCACATTCGAAACGGAAATGTGGGCGGACGGTTATGCGATAAATCTCTGCAAGGCAGAACGCGGCGAAATGGTAGAACTGGGATATCTTCAGGGACTTACCAACCTGGCGCAGGAAGATAACGGAGAGGTTAAGTTCTTTACCCGTCTGTTCCCGCTGGGCAGCACACGTAATATTGACGCGACAAAATACGGATATTCCCGTCTGCAACTTCCTGATAGATCTATATATGTAGACAAGAACGTCGACCTGTACGGAGTGAAGGAAGAAACGGAAGAAACAGCCTTCTCGGAGATATACCCCAAATACATCGGTACTGTTTCCTCTGTACGTACGGAAGAGAAAACCAGCGAGGAAGGACGAAAGTACACCGTATATTACTTCAAGGACAACGGTATGAACTGGAATCCGAAAGACTACGAGATTCCGGATCTGGACTACATGCTGAAATTCCAAACAGGCGAATTGGCAGGCCGTGGAACTGACGGCTCTTTCCAGGCTGCGTGGCACGAAGACACAAGGGAATGGGAAATCATAAATGTATATCCGGACGAAATGACCCAGATTCCAGGCGGTACAATTATCCCAACTCCGGGCGATCAGTACATTCCCTGGAATTTCGCCATGCCGCAGGAATACATTACTGCAGCGGAACAGGAATACAAGCTGGCAGTAGATGATTTTCTGAATACTTATAGCTTTGACCCGAACAAATACACCGGAACTACTGACCGAAATTATATTGAAAAGAATAATACTACGCTCCGTATCGGATGGAACGTGCGTCTGTTATCAGAACAGTATTTCGGCACCACAGGCGGATACAAGGATACACGTATTACCAAGGTGCAGCGCAAGCTGAATGACTTGTGCCAGGCTACGATTACCTGTTCGGATGAAGTCGGTACAGGATGGAAGTCTTCTGTAGATAACTCTTTGGGTTCATTACGGTATGAGGTGGCCAAACAGGCAGAACAGAAACAGATTGATGTATTGAAGACATCAGACTCAAAGACACCATCGGACTATAATGTATTTTCTGCATTAAAGTCATTAAAAACACTTCTTCGTAAGGACCAGCCGGACGGAACCAGTTTTCCGCTGAAGTTCGGAGATTTCATCGATTCTATAATAGCAGGTAAGGGTGCCGGTATATATCCTGATGGGCGTGGACAATTTGAGAAACTAGAAGTGCGCAGCGCAATGATCGTAAAAGAGCTGATATACAATCGTTGGTTTGCGCAGGAAGGGAACGTCACTTATTCTGAATCTGGTACAATCGAACGAATTGAGCAGCTCGAAGACGGCACTTATGACCTGTATCTTCGTCGTCGCTGGGATAATGATATTACGGCATTCAAGGAACAAGACGTAGACTACGGCTCAGTGAATAACTTGAACTCAACTGGAGAATATTATGATAGCTGGTTCCGCGTATTAAATGTAATGCAGGCAGAGAATAAGATTAACGTGGTTCTTTATCCTGATGAAGAGGTGCCGGGTGGTAAGAACTATCCTCCTGTTTCCGGCATGGTAATTACCCGTAGAGGAAATGCAGTGGATGAAGAACGGCAAGGATTCTGGTATATCTCATCGTATGAGGGCTGCATCTGTATGTTGGATGGTGTCACAAAGCCTGTGCTGGAAGAATCTAATTACAGCATCATTATCGGAAAACTAAAGCGATTGGAACTGTTCGATAACCTCCCAATCAACTACCGGCAGAGTTATGTGTATTGCCGTGGTATCGCTATCCAGGACTTGATGCGGATAGACTATCAAGGTGTAGTTGTCGTACAACTCAATGACCGTGGCTTTTGGTCATTGGATGTAGCTCAAAGTGAAAATCCTTATACTGCTGGCAAAGAAACGGTCGATACGGTATGGCATTTCGGCTGTCGCTGGAAGTGCCTTGTTACCGGAACAACGGATGAACCTCGCTATGCTAGTACCGGATGGGCGATGATAGAAGGTAATCCAGCCTTTACAATAGACTTAGACAGCTCAAACGGATGGCAGTTTGATGCAGACAGAATATCAGACCGTGACGAATCTGGAGATTATATCGTATTCACGGAACTTATAGTCTCCGGATTATTATATAACCAGGATGTGACAGATAATATTCTGGATTCCGATGTGACCTGGACACGTGATACAGGGAATGTAAGTGAAGACAATGCGTGGGCTATTAAAAGGGCATCTGCTGGTAAGAGGCTAAGTCTTACGTTAGATGACCTTGGAACGGATTATATGACACGTTCGTCATGTTCCTTTAAAGCGACAGTCCTTCTTCGTGACGGACAAAAATATGAGATAGCAGAAAATTATGTAACATTTTAATTTAAGTTATGGCATTAGCAAGTAAAAAGAAAAGTCTTAACATCAACTACCGCCCTCTACAGGCAAGCATAAGTATGCAGGTGGTAACAAGTGTGCCGGACAGACAGTTCTATTCGGCCATGGATAAGTCTTTTACCCCCGACTACACGCTTACCCCGCTTACTCTGTTCCCTCGCTGTGCGGCGGTAGACGTTGATTCCACGTCGGCTGCGAAGGCGATAAACTCAGAACTTACAAACATGAAGTGGTATGAGCGTATCGGCGGTGTACAGAAACTGATAAGCAGCGGTACGGATTATGTGATTACGCAGGCGGGAGAAAACAAGGGGCAGATACAGGTCAAGAAAAATTCGAGTATAGCGAATCCCATCACTCTTGAATTTTCTGCTGAATATGTAGATATACGTACTAACCAGGTTTTGAAATACACTGCCAGCAAGGTTATTATTGTGTCCGACTCAAGTTCTCCGCAGCCGGTTTTGTCTCTTGATTCTCCGGATACGGTACAATGGTATCCTGTACGTGATGTCATGGAGCAGACTATTACCGCTAAGTTCATGGCAGGAAATAAGGACATAACAGAAGATGAGCGTGTAAAATTCTGGTGGTACCGGGTATTGTCTACAGGTGCGTTGGAAGAAATTGTCGATGGCAATGGAGATAATGACTGGGAGATTGTGTCAGTTAACAAGAACGTGCTTGTGGTTAACCGTGATTTTATCGGAGATGAGCAGACTTATGTATGCAAGGCGGCATACCGTGAGACAGGTTCCCTCCCTGCCACTCCAGATACATTCGACCAGATTGCAACAACTCGTATCATAAGGTATATACCACGGCTAGAATGTGACTTCAAGGGGGTAGTTACCGGATGTCCGGCTGGCACAAGCTATATCTATCCGCAGGGGTATGTACGTGATTCGACAGGTGTAATTCAGAATCCGGAAGAATGGTTCAAGTTCATCTGGATGGGAAAGAATCCCGGCTCAAGTTCATACAGCCAGGTAGCTGAAGGTGCTAATCCTACAATCAAATTCGTGGAAGGGATGCTGCTTGACTTGCAGATTGAAGACCGTGGGGCACAAGCAATATTGATTGACGATACAGACGAATCAGTATTGCAAGATGCGGATGGTAATGTTTTGTTTGACAGAATTAATAATTAGAATACTATGGCATATTACATTAAAGTGACAAAGAAGGTGGCCGATAAGATTGGTGCACCTGTAGAGAACCGTAACAAGACAGCGGACGGTAATATCCTGCTTTGGCAGGCAGATTTAAACATTATTCCGGGTGAAACTATATTCGATCGTGCGGCTTTTGTCGGTGGAGTGGCAATGACTGGTAATGATGCAAGGGGAGAGATTGATGGTACGGCCGAGCCTGCAGAAGTAACCATTCCTGAATATTATCAGGATGCTGACGGGGAAAATACACCGGATACAGATCATCCGGTTACGCTTCCTGCTGGAGAAGAAAACGGCGAGAATGTAACAGATGGTGAAACTGATAAAACAGAGTAATTATGAGTTTAGCAAGCAAGGTCGGACAGGTCGTATATCAGCGTAAATCCGGAGTTTATATGCCTATGTTGCAGTGCGACAAGGGAGATTTGTATCAGGAATATCAGGGTGACCCCCAGAATCCGACCAACATTACCCCTGATTTTTCCACCCTTCTTCCTACGTTAAGCAACATTATTACATCATCAAGAGTTGCAGATGGGCTGGTTATTCCTAACCTGGTGAAGTGGTTCTTCAATGATACGGAACTGACATTCGGTAGTGATAACGTGTCTACCAATTCATTCAATGGTGAGACCGGTCATTTCAAGTCACTCCCTTATCAGAAGGGTACAAGAAACTATTATGGATTGCAGATTTTGAAGAATCTTGTAAAAGCAGCGGGAGCAGCTCCATGTACGATTAAGTCTGAAGCTACTGTGGCCGTAGGCAATACTTCGGACAAGATACAGACTGTATATGGTATTCCGATTACGGAAGGCACATCAAATGCTATTCGTGTGACGATTCAGGCTGGAGATAATAAGTATTTTACGCTGACAACTAATAATGACAGTTAGTATTCTTCAGGGCATAGACTAGAATAGGTAATGACGAGATTGCTTCCGGATTGACATACAAATGGTATAGTCTTGTTTCCAGGTGTATGGAAAGCGATATCAGGTCAGACAGCAAAAAACTTGACTGTGACAAACGATATGGTAGATTCTGTCGGACAATTTAAGGTTGAAATCTATCAGAATGGTACGCTCATCGGCTCCGATGTTCAGACGGTTACAGATGCATCAGACCCGCTGGATATCATTCCGAACCCTACGCCTGAGGATGAGACTATCGAAGAGGGATCTAACGGAACAGTCGTCTATACTCCGATATTAGTAAAGCGCGGAGAGACAACGAAATTCAAGGACATGACTTTTTTCTTCGCCTTCATGGATGCTGCTGGCATTATCCTTAATCCGGAAAATTCTGAAACAGCAGCAGCTTCGGGAACAGTTACTGAAGAAATGTGTCAACAGGCATCCGGTAATGTCGCAGTAGTAATCACAACGAAAGAGTAATTATATCATGTTAGCTAGTAAAACAACAGAGGTTAAGTATCGTGTTAAGCCAGTGACCAGACTCCCATATCCTGCTGGTATCTATTCAGATACAATTAGATATACTTGTTCGGCCAATATCGCTCCTTATGTTGTATTCCAGCCTAATACATCACAGGATGCGGTCAGGTACGTAATGAACAAGGTCGGGACCTGGTTAGGCACTGAGCAGGGTATGACACCGGCAGAAGATTATGCAAAAAATGGAGAAAAAGCTACGTGGCTTCCGTTTGAGCATTTCAATGCGATTGAGATTGAACTTGCATTGATTCAATTCGCTAAAATCGGACAGGCCATTTTCTATGACCAGTACACGATATCGGAGTATGGGAAAGATACCAATAACGATGACGTAACCAATTATAAGGACTTCAATGCGGCCGATCCGATGAATCCGGAGAATGCGTTTCGCCCGAATATTTGTTTGAATTGGAAAACAGGGGAAGCATTTTTTTGGAGGTCAAATATGTTCGCTTCTCGATCAGTGGGAGTAGGTTCTGTAGAGTTGGGTAGGAGTCAGATAGCAATTCCGCTTACGTCTAATTTCGTAGCACTTACAGGAGAATGGAACGGTAGTCCTCAATGGGGGCGTGTGCTTGCCTATGTTCCCGAAGACAGGGATTCGTGTTTGCCTAATTGGGACTATATGGAATTTACAATACAGAACGCTTCCAACGGACCAGCTGTTCTCAATATTGGAAATTTTGGCGAAATATGGGTAGGCAGTGAGAAGTATGTTATCAATACTATCACGATTGGTAAGCTCAGGCATGTAAATCTTATGTTCAAGGTTCGTAGGTATTCGTGTGGGATAATAGAAAGTATACGTTGTCAGTCTGGTACATTCTATGTGAAGAATGTTCATGATTTTGACATCTCAAGCTTTTACGACCAAACAACCCTTACAAATAAGGCCAATTTAACTTCAAAATCAATATCGTTTAACGTTTAATCAAATTATTATGATACAAAAAAATCTTAAAAGTAACGCGAATACAAAATCCAGAGATAATATC